TTTATTCCTAGATTCAGATATTCACTTTGATCCTAGAGATGTGATTGCACTACTTGCTTTAGATAAAGATGTTATTGGTGGTCCTTATCCCAAGAAAGCCATCAAGTGGTCATCCGTAAAGAAAGCAATTCAAAAGAATCCTGACATTGACCCCAATCAACTTGCGGCTGTTACAGGTGATTATGTTTTTAACCCTGTTAAGGGTACACAACAATTCAGTGTAACTGAACCACTTACTGTATTGGAAATTGGTACAGGTTTTATGCTTGTGAAGCGTGAAGTCTTTAACAAGATGGAGAAGGCATACCCAATGATTCGTTATCGTCCTGACCATGTTGGACAGGCACACTTTGACGGTTCACGTTATATCCATGCGTTCTTTGATACAGTCATCGACACAAAAGACTCTATCACTGGTGGTGGTTCCGACCGTTATCTAAGTGAAGATTATATGTTCTGTCAAATGTGGCGTAAGATTGGCGGAGAAATCTATCTATGTCCTTGGATGCGTACAGACCATATCGGCACATACCATTTCCGTGGTGATATGCCTGCTGTTGCAAACTTTGTGGGAGAAATGTGATGGGTGAAGGCCGTAAATTTGATGGAGGTAAATCAGAATACGGTCTTTTGCCACCACTTGCACTAGAAGAAACTGTAAAAGTCCTAACTTTTGGTGCCCAAAAATACGAAAGAGATAACTGGAAAAAAGTACCTGATTCAAAACGCAGATACTTTGATGCATTGCAAAGACATATTTGGGCATGGAAAAGAGGTGAACAAATTGACCCTGAATCCGGTCTACATCACCTGGCACATGCGATGTGCTGCTTGATGTTTTTATACGAACATGATATAATGTATTCTGTTGATAATGATGGAGATGTGAATGAAACTATCGAATGAAACCTTGAATGTACTTAAGAACTTTGCCGGAATTAATTCTGGTCTAGAGTTTAAAACTGGTAACAAGATTACCACAATTTCTTCCACGAAAACTGTTTTGGCAAAAGCCACATTGAATGACAATTTTCCACAAGATTTTTGTATCTATGACTTGAATCAGTTTTTGTCTGTACATTCCCTTGGCAAAGATACTGAACTGGACTTTGATAGCAACAATGTTATCTTTAAGTCTGGTCGTTCTAAGACCAAGTATAGAATGACGGCCAAGAACATGATTGTTTCTCCTCCAGATAAAGAGTTGAAACTTCCTTCTGTTGATGGATCATTTAAATTAAATGAAGAAGATTTGGCACAAGCCTTGAAAAATGCATCTGTCCTACAGTCACCAAACATTGCATTTGAATCTGACGGCAACAAAGTGTCCGTAACGGTATTCAATGCAAAGGACGACTCTGCACACACAAACACAATTGAAATTGGTGACGCACAAAACGAAAAGAGATTCAAGGCAGTGTTTCTGACCGAAAATTTCAAAATGATTTCTTCAACCTACAATGTTGATATCTCTAAAGCCGGACTTGCACACTTTACAAACCAAGCTGGCGATTTGGAATATTACATTGCTATTGAAGCAAAAGATTCTAAATTTGGAGATTAAAATGATTTACCTTACTGATGTTCCTTCACAACGCAAAGTTGCACTTAATCCTGACCACATCATTGCAGTATTTGTTATTGCAGATGGTGATTATGCAGGCAAAACTGGAATCAATTTGTCTAATGGTTCTATCGTTGTTGAAGAACAAGACTTTGATGTTGTTGCAATGATTAATAATAATGGGTGATATATGACAAAGGTGAACACACTATTTGGTTCTTTTGACGAAGAACAATTGAAGAAACTTAAAGGTTATGTTGATGAAGTGGTCTTACATATGACCCGCAACAAAAGCAACAATGATGCAATCAAAGATATCATTGATGTTGCATATGATGAATTAAAATTGCCTAAGAAAATTCTAAAGCGTATGGCAAAAACACAATTCAACAATTCATTCCAAACTGAAGTTGCTGAATCGAAAGAGTTTGAGGCTCTATTTGAATCCATGCAGGAAATCAAATGAGTGGCCTGGTAGGACGTAGACAATTCG